AGGGTTTCCTCTGTAAATAAGTTGTCATACGAGGGGTATGACTTGGTTTACAGATTTACACAGTTTGTTGAAAAATATAGGTTTTTTGACGGTAAACTGCAGAATGGACAAAAAAACCATGTCTAAAAAAGACGTAAAAACACTCGAATTAACCCCAAAACAGATGAAATTTGTCAATATTTTCATCGAAAAGGGCACAATTCAGAGTGCTCGACAATGTGCCTTAGACGCTGGGTTCGCAGAATCTGGTGCTACAGTCATTGCAAGTCAATTACAAAATCCTAAATATTACCCACATGTAGTTGCAGAATTAGAAAGAAGAAGAGCTGAATTGAACAGGAGATATTCCATCTCCTATAAATCACATATCCAAAAGCTAGCTGAACTACGAGACTCCGCAGAAAAAGCAGGTAATTATACTGGTGCTATCGCTGCTGAAAAGTATCGAGGCATGGCTGCTGGACTCTACGTTGACAGGAAAGAGGTCATGCACGGCACGATTGACTCCATGTCCGTAGGAGAAGTGGAGGATAAATTAATTGAACTTCGGAAAAAATTATCCATTCAAGGGGAGTATGAAGTTATTGACCACGACACATCTGAAGGGGAATCTATCGGAGAGTCTAGCGATGACTTACTTGCTGAAGAAGGGGAATCTGGTATTCAAGACGATTCATGACACAGGCTGTGTTGATCTTGTTGCCATTGATAAAAAGGGAAAAGTCCATTTGTATGACGTCAAAACGTCTTTGAAATATGCAAAAGGAAAGAAAAAAGGTAGAAAAATTAATCGTGCGTTAACTCCATTACAGAAGAAATTAAAGGTTGAGTTATTGATGGTTGATTTGGAGGAAGAAAGGTGCTGGATCATTAAACATGGCAGACGAGAAGAATCTCTGGAAACAATTAAAAAATAACACAAAATCAATAATTTGGACAAGAATTGAAGCTACATCAGGACTGGGTATACCTGACCTGTTTGGTTTTTTTAGACGAGGCTTTTGGTTAGAGCTTAAAATAATAAAGAATAATAAACTTAACTTCTCTGCACATCAAATTGCGTGGATTCACAGGCATTATTCTGTCGGTTGTCCTGTTTTTGTACTTGCAAAGGACCCTCCTTCGAAGACCATTAAATTATTCTCAGGCTCCATTGTTCGTGATCCCAAGTCCATTGACGAAAAGCCCGTCCTTTGTTCCATTGTCCCTGGATCCCGAACTCAGGGCTGGGATTTCCTGATGGATCTCCTGGGAAGCTGGACTCCTGATGGCAGGGTAAGCACGAAGCTCCATTAGTTTCCATTCCCACGAACCTCTCTCCATTGTCCATTACACAGAGGCCATCCAGCGTCCCGGGCAGAAGATGGTAGTTGCATCCCGGGCGCTGGTTCTCCTGACTGTTGACAGCGAAGCTGGATTCTGCTACTGAATAATTATTCCTTCTTTGTTTAGTTAGCCAAACGAAACAAATCGGTGAGTCGAAGTCCTCGGCTCACCACTCAATCTTCCATTGTCCATTCCCCATTACCCAAGCACCACTTAGTATGAGTATTAATTGGATCCCGTTCCAGCGTCCCGCATCCTGACCTGCTGGTAAAAAAAATTACATTAGCTCTTGACATCCCAACATGTTAGGACTATATATATAAAAGGTTCAGGTAGTTGCCGTAATGACTCGAGATCCTGAATCGCAGTGAGTGGCTGGTCTGCTGAAAAATTACAGGCAGAGAGCAGGATAAAGCGACGAGGACGCAAAGCCTTGTTAAAGGGACCAGACCTGAACGCTCACACAAACAAAAGGGAAATGATAACGAGTCCGATCAGGATTGACATTTACCTTACTAAACAAAGCCCAGTGAAGAAGCTAATCGGGGATGGTTAGTCGGCTGGGCTTTAAACAAAGGAGGCGAAGATGAAAAATTATAAATACGATCACATTGTCCATTTGCTGTTAACCAAACACGGTTGGACCAGAGTGCCCTTGTTCGTGAGCTGGCAGGAGAGTCCTGATGCCAGTTGAGTTCAAGCAAGACTCCATTAAGGAGTGGATCATAAACAACCTGGAAGAAGGACAGATTGCAGACGTCATCCTGGAAGGATGCCAGTCGGGCATTGTGTCAGAGTTGATATACTACGCAGACACCGAATCCTTTTACAAAAAATATTGTGAGGAGATTTGGGACAGGCTTAGCAACATGGCTGACGATATGGGCGAGCCGTCCATTCTCCATTTGATCGTTACATTTAATGGATCTAAAGAGGTAGGCAGTGACCTGCAGCTCAGGAACCTGCTGGCGTGGTGGGCATGCGAAGATGTGTGTCGTGAGATCATTGCAGAGAAAGAAGATGAGGCAGCAGAGTAGTTGCCCCCATTTTTAGTTTACTTTGGAATCATTGTGCTGGTTGGGATCTTTGTGTCCTTTTCCATCGCCAAGATACCCTTTGGCATTGGTTCTATCTTTCGTGAAATATTAGCGAGCTGGACGCTGCTCCTGCTGTTCTGGCTCGCTGTCTCCATTCTCCATTTGCCCTTTCGCCTTTTATTAAGTGCCTTACCAGTGGCCTGAGCTACCGGCACGCTGGGATGCCTGACGAGAAACATTTGGTGGAAAAAGTTATCCACAACTTTGTTTAATAAATACTTGTAATTAGTTAGGATATCACTATATTAATAATATGAACATGATAGCTAGTTGTAAAAGGGGTGATGATCTACTAGCAGAATACATCACATTAACTGAATGTTCTTACAAGCCAAAGGAGGCAACATGAACAAGAAGAAGGAAATAGACAAGTTAGTAAGACTAACAATACTAAACAACTTCATTAGTTCGAAGTTGAAAGAACAAAAGATAATAGTTAAATCTTTTGTTGGTGAGGAAAAAGTCCTCAAAGGTCTTGACCACAAGATGAATGTTATCAGACGAGAATATAAAAAGTTTGATAGTGTGCGTTTCAAGGTTGAGCAACCTTTAATGTACAATCAGTACAAAACTCAAATCGTTGAGAGTGTCGAACTCAAGCCGATTGTTGATCACGATCAAGAGAGCGAATTGCTAACAGAAAATTTTCCTCTGTTGCAAATGCAAACTCAATAATATTAGGCTAACTAAACATTTAGGCACGAGGGCATAAGCCCTCTGCCGATCTCCATTCTCCATTCGCCACTTACCCTTTGGCATAGGGTTATACTAGGTAATGGCGGTCTGCCCCGCTGGGAGTTGCTGACAAAAATAAAGCTGGTGCGAGGTTTGGGTTTTAGGGTGCGACCAAATGATACAAAAGTTATCCACAGATATTATCTTATATACTTGCAATTAGTTAGGATATATGAGATAATAACTCATGCCTAACGATAACAATGGTATTATCAATCGACCTTTTGCAGATTTGCAAGAGCGTTTGGCTGAAGTGGAAACACTTGATCGTGATAATGCCTTAAACAATAGGAAGGAAGTGGACTATCGTGGTATCGCTAACTTTCTTTCTGGTGAAATTTTTCATCTTATTGTTTCTACTGATAATGCTGAAGTGAAACAGTGGGGGAAAAACGTAATTAGAAAACTTCACGAAAGAGGATTATCAGTCGATAATCTCTAAAATTAGCAGGGCTCGATATTCTCGAGCCCTCACCTGAACCCAGGCATCTCCAATCCTGACAGCCCATCAAACTTGATCCGATAACTATATCTTGGGAGTCCCTTAAGGTTAGACCACAAGATGTTGTGCCCGTGCCCGTGGGGGGTGGGGGTTAAACACCCCCCATAGACTTACACTACGAGCACTTCGGTTGTAATTTACACAGATAATATCTATGATAATAATTCTGACATGAAAGTAGATTTTGACGTATCCTCTATGGATCAACAAGAGGCGAAAGAAGCCCTCTTAAAACTTGAACTCCGAAAGACACAACTAGAACTTGCAAGTAAGGCAAGAGACTCCTTTATAACGTTCGTTAAAACTGTGTGGCCAGGGTTCGTGGAAGGTGAACACCACATCAGAATCGGTGAGAAGTTCGAAAAGGTGCTATCGGGTGAAATCAAAAGATTAATTGTCAACATGCCACCCCGACATACAAAATCAGAATTTGCGTCCTATCTCTTTCCTGCTTGGCTCATGGGCCACAAACCACAGACCAAGATCATTCAAACAACACACACGGCTGAACTGTCTTATCGTTTTGGTCGTAAGGTTAGAAACCTCATGGATAGTGAGGAGTATAAGGCGGTATTTACAGATGTTAGACTTAGTCAAGATTCCAAAGCTGCGGGTCGTTGGGAAACAAATTATGGTGGGGAATATTTCGGTGCAGGTGTGGGCGGTGCAATTACTGGTCGTGGCGCTGATCTTCT